TCGTTCGACCTGATCCGCCAGGCCGGATACACGCGGATCGTCCCGCCGAGCCGGCGCCTGCGGAAGAAGAACCCGCCGATCGTCGACCGCATCCGCGCGATGACCTCGATGATCTCGTCGGGGACCGGCGTCCGCCGGCTGTTCATCGACCGCGAAAAGGCTCCGAAGGCGGCCCAGGCGGTGCGCGAATGGCGCAACGTCCACGGCAAGCCGAGCCGGATCCAGGAGGTCGCCCACATGGGGGACGGCATCTCCTATCCCATGATTCGCCTCTTCCCAAGAATCCAGCGATCGGGCAAACCCGCGGAGATGGACCCCGTGACCCAGCGTGTAGACCGGCAGGCCGTGCAGGCCGCCGCGGACCAGCCGCGCCGCGCCAGCCGGCGCGATCGCTACCGGGGCCTGTGACCAAGCTCGTGACCCTGCCGCGCGCGCTGCGCCGGCCGGCTGACTCGAGGCTGCTGGACTCGAACGGTCGCCCGCTGCCCCCGGTTCGGCCCCGGCTGCGCGTCGCCGCGCCGAACGCGCGCGGCACCGAGACCTACAACCGCCACCCGGCCTTCGGCCTGACGGCGGAGATGCTGTTCTCCTACTTCCGGCTCGCCGAGGCCGGCCAGCCGCTGCAGCAGTTCGACATGTTCGACGACCTCATCGAGCGGTGGGGATCGCTGCGCGGCATGATCAACTACCGCAACGAGAGCGTCTCGGGCTGCGAGTACGTGATCATGCCGCCGCCGGGCCGCTCCGACGCGATGAGCGTCAAGGCCGCCGCCGAGCTCAACGAGCGCCTGCAGAGCCAGCTGCAATTCCGCGAGTTCCTCGGTCACCAGCTGAGCGCGGTCCCGTACGGCGTCGCGATGACCAACATGGTGTGGGACTACGACCAGGGCATCGTGGTGCCGGTCGAGTTCGTGAACCCAGCCGCGCGCCGGTTCGCCTCCCCATCGCAGGAGCGCGCCGACGAGATCTGGCTCTACGACGGGACGCCGGGATCGCTTGGCCTGATCGCCCTCGATCCGGGCCTCTGGGCGATATCGCGCTACCGATACCGGAACCCGTGGGCCGCCGGCCTGATGCGGACGTGCTCGATCCTGGCGATGTTCACCGGCTGGGGCGTGCTCGGCTGGCAGACCTACCTCGACATGTTCGGGCTGCCGCTGGCGATCGGCTACTACGACGAGGGCGCCGGCCCCGAGTCGCGCAAGGCGCTCGAGGACGCGGTGGTCGGGATCGGCCAAGACGGATTCGCCGTGCTGTCGTCGCTGACCGAGCTGGTGATCAAGGAGACCGCGCGTGGTGGAGACAGCTCGACGGCGTACCCCCAGATCCTGCGCTGGTGCGAGGACCAGGCCGCGAAGCTGCTCACCGGCGGCACGCTCAACACCGACGTGTCGGGTAGCGGCGCCGGCAGCTACAACGCCGCCGCGGTCCACGAGAGCCGCGGCTACTCGATGCTCTGCAACGACGCCAAAACCGTTGAAGAGATGTTCGTTCGCGACATCGGCCGGCCGTTCGTGGCGTGGAACGGCTACGACGGCGCCGCGCCACCGCGCCTGAAGATCCGGATCCGGCGCGATGCGCTGCAGTGGGCGCAGACGATCGAGATCCTCGGCCAGGCGGTCGAGCTCGACCCGACCCAGATCTACGAGGACTTCGGCCTTCGCGTGCCGGCCAAAGGGACCGGCGTGAAGTTCGAGGCCACCAAGCCGCCCGACCCGGGCCACGCGCGCGAGGACAAAAACAAGTGAAGCCCGACCTACAACGCATCCTTGGCTGCCGCGGCGACGACGAGATCATCGCGGAGCGCGGCGCGCGCGGTATCGAGATCCTGTCCGACATCGAGATCCACGGCCGCGGCTCGCCGCACAGCGAGCTGAAGGCCGGCGGCGGCGAGGACACGAACGCGCACCGACTCGAGGTCATCCAGGCCGTGCGCGACGGCAAGCACCTCGAGCTCATGGTCAAGCGCGCGCGGACCTACCGCCAGAGCAAGGGCAGCAAGAATCGGCGCTACCTGCGGTTCGCCGCGGACGAGCTCGACGCGGTCGCCCCGAGCTTCGCCGGCCAGCCGCTGCTGGTCGACCACAACACCTACGAGCAGGACAAGCGCAAGGGCACGATCCTCACCTCGTCGGCCGAGACCAACGGCCAGGGCATCACTTCGTTTTTCATGGGATTTGCGGTCGTGAAGCCCGACGCCGTGATCTCGGTGCTCGACGGCACCATCGACCGGTTCTCGATCGGCTGGTTCCCCGGCTCCGAGATCCTCTGCACCGCCCACGGCTGCAACATCATGGGCAAGGACTCTTGCTATTGCTGGCCGGGCGAAGAGGTCGAGGTTGACGGGAAGCTCAAGATCGCCGAATACGAATTCAAAGGCGCCACTGGTAAGGAACTTTCTGCCGTCAATGTCCCCGCCGTGACCGGGACTCGAATCGAAGATTACCGCGCGGCGCTGGCGGCCGAGTTGCAACTACCACCGACGAGAACCAAGGAGCGAACGAAGATGCTATTCACCCGACTTGCGGCGGCCCTCGGGCTCGCCGCGCTGAGCGAGGCCGGCCACGAAGACGCCGCGCTCGCCGCACTCGAGGGGCAGCGCAATCGCCTCCTCGCCGCGGAGGTCGACGTGGGTACGCTCCGCGTCGACGTCGCCCGCCTCACCACCGAGCGTGACACCGCGCGCGCCGAGGCGAATCTCGCCTCCGCCGCCGCGATCGATCGCGTGGTCGCCGACGCCTACTCGGAGGGCAAGCTCGGCTACGGCCGCGACGCCGCCGGCGCAGCGCTCGCCGACCCGATGGAGTCGCTGCTGCGCGACTTCGGCAAGGCCGCCGGGCTCGACGCGCTGTCCGCCAAGCTCAAGGCGATGGCGCCGCGGGTCCCGGTGGGCCAGCGCCAGCCGCTGCCGGCCGAGCCGGCGCGCCAGCTCGCCGCCGTCCCGACCGATGCCCAGATCGCGGCGACCGCCGCGCAGCTCGGCGTTCCGGTCGACTCCGTCCGCGCGCGCTACGGGCTCGCCCCGCTGGCGCAGGCAGGGGGTGCCCGTTGACCGCCACCACGACCGACCGGGCCACGAAGGAGAGCTACAACGCCGGCCTCGGCCGCCCGATCCCGCTGACCGCGTCGACCAAGATCCCGGGCGGCGTGATGGTGATGGTGGTCTCCGGCACCGGAACCGCGCTCAACGGCGCCGACACGGCGAACGGCATCCTGATGGGCGTCTCGACCCAGCTCGTCGATACCACCCTCGGCCACACCAGCTGCCCCTACAAGAAGGGGCGGTTCTGGTTCGGCAACAACGGCAACATCACCGCGGCGAACATCGGCCAGCAGGCGACGATCGTCGACAACCAGACGGTCGGGCTCGCGGCCGACACCACGAACGACGTGATCGCGGGCCTCATCCTCGACGTGAACGCCACCGATGGCGTCCTGCTCGACATGACCGGCTCGAAGATCGGAGCAACCTGATATGAACGGCCAGCTGATCACGCAGTTCCACGAGGGCTCGCGCCGCCAGGAGATGTTCCGCTCCGCGCTGATGGGCCACGGCGGATCGCTGCTCGACATCCAGGCGCAGCGCCTGCCGCACGGGGTGATGGTGCCGGGGCTGGCCGACAGCACCGTCAACACCGGCATCCGGATCGGCGGCACCTCGCCGGACGAGCAGAAGGTCGAGATCGCCTACGTCGGGTTCGGCACCCGGCTCGCGAACCGCCTGCAGACCTACGAGAGCTTCTTCTCGCGGCTCGCGACGGTCGTCGACTCGCCGAACCTGATCAACCGCGAGATCTGGCTGAACGCGCTGCCCGTGATGCGCATGTGGCTCGGCCCCAAGGTCATCGAGCGGATCTCGGCCGAGAACACCCCGATCGTGACGCGGCCCCACGAGGTCTCGATCGCGATCGGCAAGGGCACGCTGCAGAACGACCAGCTCGGCCTGTACGGGCAGCTGGTCGACAAGCTCGCCGAGGCGTACCCGAACGCCCTCGACGACCTGGTGATCACGATGCTGTGCGCCGGCATCCAGGGCACCGCGCTCGGCGCCACGTACGACGGGCAGAACCTGATCGACACCGATCACACGTTCCGCTCGGCCGACACCGGAACCGCCGCGTTCCAGTACTCGAACAAGGTCACCGGGGCGTTCTCGGCGTCAGTGTTCCAGTCGGCGGTGAACCTGTACAAGACCCTGAAGAACGAGCGCGGCATCCCGGTCAACGTCGGCAAGGGCCAGATGATGCTCGTGCACGGACCGGCGAACCGGATCGCGGTGCGCAACGTCCTCAAGCAGGACATCGCGACCGGCCTCGTCCAGAACCTCGACAAGGACACGGCCATCCCGGTCGAGGTGCCCTGGATCCAGGCGCGCACGACCAGCGTGCTCGGGACCTCGGTCACGCTGACCGGCCTCGAGTGGTTCCTGATGCCCGCGAACTCGACCGCCGTCATCCTGCAGCGCAAGCGCGCTGCGGAGCTGATGTCGGTGGAGCAGGGCTACCAGGTGTTCATCGACGGCACGTACTACTACGGTCTCGAGGCCGAATTCGGCGCGGCGTATGGCCTGCCGCAAGAGATCGTGGGCGGCCCCGGATCGTAATCGCTACCGCCCGCGCTCGCGGGCTCCGTTGCGGGATGGAGAAGAGGCATCTCGGGTGGCTCATAACCACCAGACCCCGGGTTCGAGTCCCGGTCCCGCTACCAGACGAAGATCTCGCACCCCTACCGGAGAACCGATGAACCTCTTGCAAGTCGAAGTGATGGATCCCGAAGAGGCCGCGGCCAAGCTTGCCAAGCAGCAAGCGGACAACGAGGCCAAGGAGCGCGCCCGGCTCGCCGTCGACAATCGCGGCAAGGGCCACGCGGCCCCGGAGCCCGGCGATCGCCTCTACGTGAGCACGGCGCGCGGCATCAAGCGCCGCTCGCGCGCGGGCGTGACCTTCTTCGAGGAGCGCAAGGTCGAGGTTCTCGTGGTGGCGGACGGCGAGCCGCTCGACCAGGGCGGCGAGGTCAAGCAGGTCTACCCGGCGGGCGCCGAGATGATCCTCGCGGACGACGCGCTCAACACGAACGCGCCCGGTGCCACCGAGAGCGAAGCGATCGCGCTGCGCCAGGAGAACGAGGCGCTGCGCGCCGCGCTCGCCACGGCCACGGCAGAGGCCGCGCGCCTGCGCGACGCCCGCCGCGGCGCCAAGGACACCGGCGACGGCGCTCCCGCGCGGCTCCGCGCTGCCGCGGCGGCAAAGAAGGACACCGGCTTCGAGGGCTGATCATGGCGTACTCGACGCAGGCACTGGTTCAGAACGCGGTCGGCGGCCCCGAGAAGCTGCTGCAGCTGACCGATCTTGCCAACGCCAACGCGCCGACGATCGACGCCGCCGTGGTCGCCCAGGCGATCGCCGAGGCCGACAGCGTGATCGACAGCTACGTCGGTCACCGCTTCGCCGTTCCGCTGTCCCCGATCCCGCCGGTCGTCCGCGACCTGTCGACCGCGTGGACCGCGCGCGTGCTGCGCCGCAACAAGTACAACGGCCAGGTCCTGCAGGACGACATCGATCGGGAAGTCGTCGATCGGAAATGGCTCGAGGGCGTGGCGAAGGGCGTCATCTCGCTCGGCATCGAGCCCACGCCGGCCAAGGCGTCCATGATCAACGACAAGGCCGGGCAGCGCTCGCCGCTGCTGGTCGTGTCGCGCCAGCGCCTCCGGGGGATCTGGTAATGGCGCTCCTCGCCGTCAAGGGCAGCGTCAAACTCCTGGGCATCGAGCAGGCGTTCCGCCGTCTCGGCGCGCCAGACCGCCGGAAGGCGTTCAAGGAGTCGGCGTCGCACGCGCGCCAAGACCAGCTGCTCCACGACATCAAGAGCGAGGGTCCCGACGGCCGCTGGCCCGAGCTCCACCCGTCTACCAAGGCGCGGTACGCCAAGAAGGCGAAGACGTCTCGCCGGCGCGCCAAGCCGCGCAAGCTGCTCGGCCGGCTGCCGAAGGCGCTGCAGACGCTGATCAGCCCCAACTCGCTGATCGTGCGCTCGCGCGTCAAATGGGCCTACGTCCACCAGGCCGGCGGCACCGCCGGGCACGGCGCGCGGATCCCGCGGCGCCAGTTCCTCTGGATCTCGGCGAACCTCGGCAAGCGCGTAGTGAAGGTGTTCGAGCGCTTCCTGCTCGCCCAATGGAACGGCAAGTAGATGGCGCTCGCCTTCAACACGGGCCTCGCCAAACCGCAGCGCACGCTGATCACCGAGGGCGCGATCGCGCTGCTGTCCGGGCTGCTGCGCCCGACCGGGTACCTCGCCACGGTGATCCCGTGGGGCTCGGTCGTCCGCTCGTACACCGACGAGGTCGGCGTGGTCCAGCTCCACGATGCGCTGTCCGCGCGCGCCCCCGGCATCGCGATCGCCACCGGCGACGGCGCCTCGACCACGGCAGGCATCGGCGGGTTCCAGGCGAAGAAGGTGATCGACCTCCTGGTCTACTTCGCGAGCACGAACAAGCGCGACGGCTACTCCGGCCGGATGGCGCGCGACGGCGCGAGCCTGGCCAGCGACACCGCTGACCCGGGTCTCCACGTCATGATGGAGCACGCGGCCGAGCTGCTCATCGGCCAGCGCTGCGGCGCCTCGTCGTCGATCAAGCAGATCGTGACCGACCGCGAAGAGGAGCTGTACACCGGCGAGCAGGTGACGATCTGGCTGCAGACCTACCGGGTCGAGGTCCGCACGAACCTCAAAGAGTTTCGCAACGTCACCCAGCTAATCAACGATCTTCGCTTCCGGCTCGCGACCAACCCCGACGAAGTCGCCCTGCCGGATGCCGCGACCGATTCTGGTACGCTCGACACCTTCAACGACGACATCGGAGCCTGAATGTCTGCCCCCACTCACATCATGGTCACCGCGGCCCCGGGTCGACGCCCGCCGATCCACAAGGACGACGGCCGGGATCCGAGCGGCGGCTTGCTGTACGCCGACGACGCCACCGTGATCCGCGTGAAGTACTCGCAGGCGATCCGGCGGTCCATCACTCGCGGCGACCTCATCCCCTGCAACATGGACGGCGTCTCGTGCGCGGTCGCGCTCGCCGCGGCCAAGGACGAGCTCGCCGAGCCCCGGCTCGCGAAGAAGGGAACCCCCAAGTGATCAACACCGGCGTACCGAACAGCCTCAACCGGCCCCAGACCTTCCACACCTTCTCGTTCTTCCGGGCCGGCGGCTCGCTGACCAACGTCCCGCTGCGCATCGCGCTGATCGGCGCGCAGCGCTCGACCGCGACCGCGACGGTGAACACGGTCTCGGACCTCAGCAACAAGTCCACCGACGAGGTCGACGCGCTGTACGGTTCGAGCTCGGAGCTCGCGCTGATGTTCCGCGAGGCGATCGCCTGCGCGAACCTCTTCCAGCGCGGCCCGCGCGTGTTCGCGGTCGGCATCGCGGAGAGCTCGGGCGTCGCCAACGTCCAGACGATCACCGGCACCGGCGCGGCGACGGCGGACGGCAACATCATCGTGCGCGTCGCGGGCCGCACTGTCATCGTCGGGATCGCGTCCGGCACCTCGGTCAACAACATCGCCACGGCGATCTCGAACGCCCTCAAGGCGATCCAGGCAACCCTCCCCGTCATCGTCTCGGTGGCGACCAACGTGGTCACGCTGACCCACGCGACCAAGGGGATCAACGGCGTAGACGTCAAGGTCACCGTCGACCAGGCCGTGGCCGGCAACACGCAGGCGGTCGCGACCACGGTCGTCGGCACCAATGCGACCGACCACCAGCCGGCGCTCGACGCGCTCTCGCCGCTCCGCTACGACGGCATCGTGTTCGCGAACCACGTGAGCGCTGACATCACCGAGATCGCCTCCGACCTGGCGGTCCGCTGGGGCGCCCAGTCGAAGAACTGGGGCTTCTACTTCGTCGGCGAGATGGGCACGATCGGCACCGCGACCGCGCTCGCCGCGGCGGCCAACGACAAGGCCGTGGTGGTCTCGAGCTTCGAGGGCTGCCTCAACACCGCCGGCGAGATCGCGACCGCGACCGCGATGCTCGTGTTCTCGCGCGAGCGGCCGAACGCCAGCTTCGACGGCGCCGCGGTCCCGCTGTACCCGCCGCCGGTCGGGACGATCTACACGCCGGGCGAGGTCGAGACCGCGATCTCCGCCGGCCTGACGGCGTTCACGGCCATCGTCGACTCGACGGGATCGGTCACCGCGAACCGCGGGAAGTGCGAGCGGCTCGTCACCACGAAGACCACGACCTCGAGCCAGCCCGACGACAAGCTCCGCGACATCGGCATCCCGCGCGTCTCGGTCGCGCTCGCCATCCAGCTCGACATCGCGACCGCGCAGCGGTTCGGCGCCGAGGCGAACCCGGACGGCGTGTTCCAGACCGACGATACGAAGGACCAGGTCAAGGACATGATCTCGTCCATCTGGCGCGCCGAGGCCGCGGACAACGTGATCAATCCGAAGTTTGTCGAGGCCGACATCGCGCAGACGGTGGTCGAGTTCGACACCATCACGCTAGGCCGGACGAACAGCGCGCTGTTCTACCACCCGGTCGGGTCGCAGCATCAGATCGCGTTCCAGCACAACTCGACGATCGGAGCGTGATCCATGACCGACCAGGTTTCACAGAGCAAGATCTTCATCGACGTCGGCGGCACCGGCGGCTCGTCTCGGCTGCTCGAGCAGATCGAGTCGATGGACGTCAAGGACGGCCGCTCCACCGAAGTCACCGTCACGATCGGCGGCTTCAAGGGCTTCAAGCGCAAGGAGGGCGGCTTCGAGATCGACCTCAGCGTCTATCACGAGATCGGGAAGAACCCCGAGGTCAACTGGCGCGCCCTCAAGCGCGCGGCGCGGACCTTCACGCTGACCCAACAGGACGAGTTCTCCGGCATGCGCGAGGCGTTCACCTGCCAGGTCTCGAAGGTGGACAGCAAGTCCGACAAGGACGGCATGCACCAGGACACGGTAACGCTCGCGGCGACGTACGCGTTCGATGACCTGACGGGCTCGCTCCTGTGAACCCGACCGGCGGACGCATCGCCGCCGCGAAGACGGCCCAGCCGGCAGCGAAGCCGGAGGGCCGTTTGGCGCGTCTGCGCGCGACGAACCAGCGCGGCATGTACGTCAACCTGCCGCTGCTCGGCCGCGCCTGGGTTGAGCTCGCCGGCGACGCCGAGGTCACCCGGATCGAGAGCGCCGTGTTCTCGGAGATGGAGGCGATGCGGCTCGCCCCGGTCCCGATCAACGCGCTCACCTACGACGCATGCCGGACCCGGCTCACGCTCGCCAGCGCGGTGCGTGATCCGGACAACCACGAGCTGGCGTTCGACACCGCCGAGGCGTGGGGCGGGCTCGACGTCGACATGATCAACGCGTGCGGCATCGTATACAACACGGTCCGCGAGGAGCTCGACCCGATGGGGCTGTCGACCCTCACCGATCCCGAGTGCACCGAGATCCGGCTCGCGATCGAAAAAAAAAATCCGACACTCTTACGGTCCTACGGTATCGCGAAGCTGTCTCTCTATCTGCTTTCTATGGAAAGCCGGCAGTCGAGCTCACCGACACCAACGTCCTCGACTGGCTCATCGTCACCGGATATGTAGCGACGGTGGCCGACCAGCGGCAGCGCAAGCTCGCTGATCGCGGCGGCCCAGTCCCTGCCGGCGCCCGCCGCATCGTGAACGCGGCCTTCAATCCACGGGGGTCCACGTGAGCGCGAACAAGGCGGAGATCGAGATCACCGCGAGCACGGCCCGCCTGCCGGCGGCGCTGCGCACGGCGATGAAGATGATGCAGGGGTTCGTCTCGCAGACGACGGGCCTACTCTCGAAGACGTCCAAGAAAAAGGACATCGACGACATCGGGATCACGAAGGGCGCGGCGATCGGCGGAGCCGCTGCCTCCCTGGCGGTCCGTGGCATCGACAAGTTGATGGACCAGGCGACGGATGTGTTCAAGTTCAACGAAGCCCTGACCAGGTTCGGCATCGCTGCCCACACCGGCGGTGCCCAGCTGGCCAACATGGGGCAGTCGATCCGCGAGGTCAGCTCGCAGACCGGCCTAGGCGCCCTCGAGATCCTGCGCGGCGAGCGTGCCCTCGTCGACCTTGGCGGATCGGCGTACGCCACAACGCAAAGCATGTCTCTGCTCGCGCGGTCCGCGCAGGCGTCGCAAACCGACGTCGGCGACATGGCGACTGTGATGTACGCGCTACAGCACTCGCTCAAGGTCAGCCCGGGCGAGCTCGAGAACACAATCGGCGGCCTGATCAACCTGACCAAGGAGGGCACGGTCCACTTCAACCAGATGGCGAGCGAGCTGATCGGGCTGGCGCCGGTGTTCTCCGACTTCGGGGTGACCGGTCGAGAAGGTGCGATCCAGTTGGCCTCTCAGCTCGAGGTTGTGCGCTCCGGGTTCGGCACCGCCCAGGAGGCCGCGACCGGCCTGCTCCGCGTCTACAGGTCGCTCCCGCAGCACGCCAAGCTTTTTCAGAATGCAGGCGTTCAGATCTTCAAGCCTGGATCAAAACAGGATCTCCTCACGCTCGATCAGATCCTGAAGAACATCCACAACTCGAAGTTGGCCAAGGACCGCTCTGGCCTGATCAAGGCATTCGGTCGCGGCGAGGCCGAGCGCAGCTATCGCCTGCTCGACAAGCTGATCGAGGAATACGAGCGCTTCGAGCGGCTCGGCATGAGAAACGGCGTGGTCCAAGAGGACAGCGCGGCGTTTGCGGAATCGTCGAGCGGGCGCATCGCAATCGCCTTCGAGCGGATGAAGAATTCGATTGCCGAGGCGTTCTCGCCCGAGCGAATCGAGAAGTTCGTCAACGCGCTCGAGGGCCTCGTCGACAAGGTCGGCCCGCTGGCCGAGGCGTTCGGCAAGATCGGAGACGTT